GATACAACATTTGTCATTGCAAAAAGAAGATGGCAAAATCAAGTAGATAATCAAGCAGTACAGATTGTAGATGGTAGACCTAACGAAGGTGATTTGATTTATGTACCTTTGATGAATAGTTTTTTTGAGATACAATTTGTAGAAGATCAGGAACCATTCTTTCAATTAGGTAACTTACCTGTTTACAAATTAAAGACAACTAGATTTGAGTATAGTTCAGAAAAAATTGATACTGGTAGATCAGAAATTGACGTTGCTGAAGATAGATTATCTATTGATCAATTACAACATCAATTAGTACAAGAGGATGGTACAGGTTTCTTATTAGAAACTTCAGATTCGGTATTAAAAAATTACGATTACTTGGTATTAGAAAGTCATGTTGATGTTAGTTTGGCAACACAAACAAGAGATTACGCTGATAATGCTACGTATGAAGCAGACGCAGGATTTGGTACGGCTAGTACGGCAGATGATATATTAGATTTCACAGAAAGAAACCCTTTTGGTGAAGTAGATGAGGGACAAGTATAATGTTCGGAAGACGATTTTACCATGAGTCAATGAGAAAAGTTGTTGTTGCTTTTGGCACAATATTCAACAACATAATTATTCATAGAACAGACGCCGATGGTTCTGTAATACAAAGATTAAAAGTACCTTTATCATATTCTCCTAAAGAAAAGTTTTTAACAAGATTAGAACAACAACCTAATTTGAATCAAAGAGAAATGGCAGTTTCTTTACCTCGTATGGGTTTTGAGATTTCAGGTATTTCTTATGACGCCTCTCGTAAACTACAACGTGTAGGTAAATTTAAAAAGACACATGCCACAGACGCTGGTAAACAATACTATCAATACAATCCTGTACCTTACAATATATCTTTTAATTTATATTCATTTACAGCAACTGCTGAAGGTGGTTTACAGATTGTAGAACAAATATTACCTTACTTTCAACCTGACTATACGGTAACAATTAATGCAATACCAGAGATGGGAATAAAACGTGATGTTCCGATAACACTAAATAGTGTTAACTATGAAGATACTTACGATGGTTCTTTTACAACAAGACGTGCTGTAAATTATACTTTAGGATTTACTGCTAAAACTTACTTGTATGGTCCTGTATATTCTGCTAAAGTTATTAAAGAAACTACAGCAGATATATTTACAGATACAGCAAGTGGATCAACAAGAGAAGAAAGAATAGTTATTGTGCCTAATCCAACAAGTGCTGACGCAGATGATGATTTTGGATTTACAACAACTATAACAAATTTTGCAGACTCGAAAACATATAACCAGACTACGGATAGTGATGAATAATTATGAGCATAGACGAAAAGATAAACGAAGCCCTTGGTATCTCTAACGACAAGCCTGTAACAAAGGCCGTAGTTAAAAAAGAATACACTCCACCAGTTCCTAGAATAGAAGAAAAAGGAAAAGAAGATGTGGATAATGATTACAAATATAGTAGAGAAAATTATTACAATCTTATTGAAAGAGGACAAGACGCAATACAAGGCATACTTGATATTGCAAACGAAAGTCAACACCCACGTGCCTATGAAGTTGCAGGTAACTTAATTAAACAAGTTGCTGATACAGTTGATAAATTACAAGACTTGCAAGGCAAACTTAAAACACTTAAAGACGTACCTAATAAAACAAGTACAAATATTAAACAAGCACTATTTGTAGGTTCTTCAGCAGAATTACATAAAATGCTAAAGAATAAAAATAAAGACGTACAAAGTGAAGAAGATAAAAATTTTAAAAAGGTAAATCCTGATGACTGAAGCATATCTAGGTAACCCTAACCTATATAAAGCAAATCTCAAACAAAGTTATACCGAAGAACAAGTAAGAGAGATTGCAAAATGTATGGAAGAACCTTTACATTTTATAAGAGAATATACTAGAATTGTAAACATTGATGAAGGTTTAGTACCTTTTAATATGTATCCTTTTCAGGAAAAGATGGTTCAGACTTTCCATGATAATCGTTTTTCTATCTGTAAATTACCTAGGCAGTCTGGTAAGTCAACTACTATTATTGCATATCTATTACATCAAGTTATATTCAATGATAATATAAACGTTGCCATACTTGCAAACAAAAGTTCTACTGCTAGAGATTTATTAGGTAGATTACAACTTGCATATGAAAACTTACCTAAATTTTTACAACAAGGTGTCTTAAACTGGAACAAAGGTTCTTTAGAATTAGAAAACGGCAGTAAAATTCTTGCGGCTGCAACATCTTCAAGTGCAATTAGGGGTGGTTCATTTAACATCATATTCCTTGACGAGTTTGCTTTTATACCTAACAATATATCTGAACAATTTTTTAGTTCAGTATATCCTACAATTTCATCTGGTAAAAAATCTAAAGTTATGATTGTATCTACACCACATGGAATGAATATGTTTTATAAATTGTGGAATGACGCAATACATAAGAGAAATGATTATATACCTATTGAAGTACATTGGTCAGAGGTACCTGGTAGAGATGACAAATGGAAAGATGAAACAATTAGAAATACTAGTGAAGCACAATTTGCTACCGAGTTTGAATGTGAGTTTGTAGGATCAGTAGATACATTAATCAATCCATCTAAATTAAGAACGTTATCACACAATACACCTATTGTATCAAACGAAGGTTTAGATATGTACACAAGACCTGAACAAGGTAAAGATTATGTTATGACAGTTGACGTAGCACGTGGTACCGTAAGAGATTATTCTGCCTTTACTATATTTGATGTATCAAAAATGCCATATAGAATGGTCGCAAAATTTAGAGATAACGAAATTAAACCTATTTTGTTTCCTCATACAATTGAGAAAGTTGCAAAGGCATATAACAATGCTCATATATGTATTGAAGTAAATGATATAGGTCATCAAATAGCAGACGCTTTACAATTTGAATTAGAATACACTAATCTATTAATGTGTATGATGAAAGGTAGAGCAGGTCAAATACTTGGTGGTGGTTTCAGTAAAAGAGGAACACAATTAGGTGTTCGTATGACAAAACAAGTAAAACGTATAGGTTGTTCAAACTTAAAGTCTTTACTTGAATCAGATAAGATTATAATAAATGATTTTCATACTATACAAGAATTATCAACGTTTGTAAGACGTGGTAGTGGTTGGCAGGCTGAAGAGGGTTCAAATGATGATTTAGTTATGTGTTGCGTTATCTTTGCATGGATAACTAATCAAAGATATTTTAAAGAAATGACTGACCAAGATGTACGTGCTAGAATGTACGCTGAACAACAAAACGCAATAGAACAAGACATGGCACCTTTCGGGTTTATGAATGATGGTCAGGAAGAAGAATATCAACAAGATGATAGTGGTGAAGTGTGGACTCCTGTGACCGTACGAAAAGGTGATATATTATAAATATAAACGAGATTAATGATACCTATTATTAGCTAATAAGGAGAACAAAAATATGGCATTTCAAGTTTCACCAGGTGTTCTCGTAAAAGAGAAGGATTTAACAAATGTTATTCCAGCAATAGCAACTACGATCGGTGCTGTTGCAGGTCAATTCTCACAAGGACCAATGGAAGAAGTTACTACCATTAGTTCTGAAAAAGAATTGGTAGAAACATTCGGAAAACCTGACTCAAATACTTTTGAATACTTTTTTAGTGCTGCAAGTTTCTTGCAATACTCATCAAGTTTAAGAGTTGTACGAGCTGCAAATTCTGGAAGTGTTAATGCAGTAGTTTCTGGAACTGCTTTACAAATAAAAAATACAGATCATTACCAAAACGGTGACGGAAGTACTGGACCTTACGCAGATGGTTCTGCTAACGTTGGCGAGTGGGCTGCAAGAACAGCAGGCGTACTTGGTAATTCATTGCAAGTATAAGTATGTCCAAGTGCAACGGCATATGAGATGGCTGCAAAAACAACAACAAATGACGCTTCAACAGCTGTTGGAGATACAACAATCGTTTTAACTTCAGGCACAGACTTTGCTGTTGGCGATATAGTTAATTTCGCTGAGGCTGGAGGACATGAATATAGAGTTACTGCTGTAAATACAAACACATTAACTTTCGTAAGACATCCTTCAGGTACAGGTGGATTACATACTGCTGTAGCAAACGGATCTGCTGTAAGAAGAAGATGGAAATACTACGATCTAGTAGATAAGGCTCCAGGTACTTCAACTTACACATCAACAAGATCAGGTTCTGGAGATGAAATGCACATTGTCGTAGTAGATGAAGACGGTGCAATCACAGGTAACGCTGGCGAAGTACTAGAAGTTTATGATTCAGTATCAAAAGCTTCAGACGCTAAAACGTCACAAGGTGATTCAAACTATTACGTTGATGTAATTTATAACAAATCACAATACATCTATTGGATGGACCACGTAGCAACAGGATCAAATTGGGGTTCTACTGCAACTGGTACTACATTTACAGCATTATCACTACCTTTTACTAGATCATTAGTAAGTGGTGCTGACGGTTCTGCTGTTACAAATGCTCAATTAAAAACTGCATATGAAAAATTTGCAGATGGTGATACAGTTGATGTTAATTTAATCATCGCTGGTAAAGGTGACGCTACTCATTTAGATAACCTTATCACAATTGCAGAAAACAGAAAAGACGCTGTTGTATTCTGCTCACCTGAAAGAGCAGATGTAGTGAATGTAACAAACGCTACTACTCAAACTAGTAACGTTAAAGCATACTTTGATTCAATTAGATCATCATCTTACGCTGTGTTTGATAGTGGATACAAATACACTTATGACAAATACAATGACGTGTTCAGATATGTACCTCTTAATGGAGATACTGCTGGATTGGCTGCAAGAACAGATTTAGTCGCAGACTCATGGTTCTCACCTGCTGGTTTCAACAGAGGAGTTATGAGAGGTGTGGTTAAACTTGCATACAACCCTAATAAAACACAAAGAGATGAATTGTACAGAGCAAGAATAAATCCAGTTGTAACAATGCCAGGACAAGGAACATTATTGTTTGGTGATAAAACTGGTTTATCAACGCCGAGTGCATTTGATAGAATAAACGTAAGAAGATTGTTCATTACTTTGGAGAAGGCAATATCAACTGCTTCTAAATTTCAATTATTTGAATTTAATGACGAGTTTACAAGAGC